AGACGCTAGAGAAGGTAGAGATATTATCATTACTACAACTCGTAACGAGAAGGGTTGGAGTGTTGTTACTTCTATTATGTGCGATGATGTGAGTATTCTAACAGAAGACTCAACACAGGCAAATGAGTGGTTCAACAATGAAGAAACATATAAAGAAGTATATTCTAGAAAATCCCCTGAATATTTGGAAATCGTATCAAAAAATATGACACCAGTTTGGGATTCTGAACAAAGTAAGTATGTGTCAGAAGAAGATAGAGAAGAAAAAGAAACTGCTGATTTATCTCAGGAAATTTCTTTCTTAAGACAAGATACCACTACAGATACAACACCATCAGTAGATAGTACAGATGATGTCGAAACTACTTCTTTAGAAACAGGTGGTGACGATTTACCATTTTAACTAAATTATAAATAAATGTTAGAGATAGGTTATCTTAATGGGTAACCTATTTTTTTCACAAAATAAAAAAATATGGCAAAGACACCATTAAAGAAAAAAACAACAGACTTTTCGTCTATAAGAAAGAAATTCTCTTCAAAAGAAAGATATAAAGAACAAAAATATTTTGATTTGGGAGAAGCTTTTCAAAAAGCGACAGGATTACCTGGTCCAGCAATGGGACAAATTAATATGTTATTAGGACATTCAGATACCGGTAAAACAACTGCATTAATACAAGCTGCAGTTGATGCACAGAAAAAAGGTATTTTACCAATTTTTATAATAACTGAACAAAAGTTTAGTTTTGAACACGCAAAACAAATGGGTTTAAAAACTGAATATGTTGAAGAAATAGATGAGGAAACTGGTGAAGTAACTGGATATTGGGACGGTTTTTTACTATATAAATTAGGTTTCGATTATATTGAACAAGCCTTTGAATATGTAACTGAAGTTTTAGATGGACAAAAAAACGGTGAAGTTCCTCATGACATCTTATTTTGTTGGGACTCAATAGGTACAATACCTTGTAAGATGAGTTTTGATGGTAAGGGGGGTAACCAACACACTGCTAGAACAATATCAGAAAAATGGGGTATGGGAATGGCTCAGAGGATTACTTCTTCAAGAAAAGAATCATCACCCCACACTAACACTATGATATTCGTAAACCAACCTTGGGTAGAGTTACCAGATAATTCATTTGGGCAACCTAAAATACAACCAAAGGGAGGACAATCGATATACTTATCTTGTGCATTAGTATTCTTATTTGGAAATCAAAAAAATGCTGGAGTCTCTAAACTATCTGCAACTAATAAAGGTAGAAAAGTAAATTTTGCTATTAGAACTAAGGTAGGTATACATAAAAATCATATGAATGGTTTAGGGTTTGCAGACTGTAGAATATTGGCAACTACACATGGTTTTATTGAGGACGATAAGAAGTATATTGACAATTATAAATCTGATCATAAAGATTATTGGTCAGAAGTATTTGAAAATGTTGGTGACGATGTTATGGATTTTGTTGTTGAAGATGATGAAAACTACATTGAAGCACCTGTTGATTATGCAGATCAGTAATTTATTTATTAACCTATAAGATATGTTTAGTGTTAAGACCAACTAAAAAACAAAAATTTACACATACTTTATTAATTGATGGTGATTCACTATTAAAAACCGCTTACTTTGGTGCTAAAAATCTTTATTATAAAGAAAACCACATAGGCGGTATTTTTCAATTCCTTACTATGTTAAGGAAATCACTTAATGAATATAGATATGATAGAGTAATTGTTTTCTGGGACGGACAATTTAGTGGTAGATTAAGGTATGACATCTATAAAGAATATAAGTCTAATAGAGATAAGGATTTTTATAATGAAACACCCCCTTCTGAACCAGAACTTTATATTCAAAAAGAAAGAGTAAAGGAATACTTAGAAGAGTTATTTATCCGTCAATATATGGATGATGTAATAGAAGCCGATGATGGTATAGGTTATTATTGTGGACAAATTAAAGAATCTGAAAAAGTTGTAATAATGTCTAACGATTACGATATGTTACAATTACTTAGTGATAAAGTAGGTGTATACGTTTTGAATTTTAAAAATATCGTAACAATAAATAATTACAACCAATATTTTAATCACCATTATAGTAATGTTAAGTTGTTGAAAATGATATCTGGTGATGTAAGTGATAATATAAAAGGTATAAAAGGTGTTAGTGAAAAAACCTTAATAAAATATTTTCCTGAATTTTCACAAAAATCTTTGACATTAGAAGAAATTTTCATTAAAATTGAAGAGATACAAAAACAAAGAAAAGAAAGATTGAAAACATTAGATAATATAATTAATAAAGTTACTGTTGGTTCACAAGGTGAACATATATTTGAAGTAAATGAAAAAATTATAAATCTAAAAAAACCTTTGTTAACAGAACAATCTAAAAATGTTTTAAATGATTTATTTAGTTCACCTATTGACCCCGAAAATAGAACAACTAAAAACGTAATTAAGATGTTGATTGATGATGGATTAACAATGGCAATACCTGGGGGTAGAGACGGTTATATTAACTTTTTACAACCATTTCTAAGGATTATAAAAAAAGAAAAAAGTTATTTTAGTAAAATTAAAAATTAAAAAATTATGAAAAAAAGTTATGACAACCTTCCTTATGAATTTTTATTATCTATAAACAATAAACCAATTGTTGGTAGAAATTTTCATATAAAAGGGTTTAACCCAGATAGTTTAAAATCAATAGAGATAAAAGATGTTATTGATGATGCTACTTCAGTTATAGAGGAACAATTTAAATTAAAAAGTAATGTATATTTGTGGAGATATTATAATCCATACTCAACTCAAACTGTGGAAGGAGTAGAAGACTTAAAGAAGGATATATATGAGAATGAAGACTTTTTTACTTTACAAATAAAAGTAAAAGGTAGAGTAGTTGCACAGAAGATTTTCAGCGGTAATGATTACCCACCAAAGGTAAGATATGACGTTGATATCAGGTCAATTATTCCTGAAATCATCTCTATAGTACAAAACGGCTTAAGTTTGAAAAAATATAGTCAAGAATATTGTGGTTATACACTTTAGTGTATATTTATTTATAAATCAAAAAGTATTAAAGAATGACTAAAGAAAAAGAAAAAAATTTAGGTTATTTAGGGTGGAGTTTTCAGATAAAATTAGTTAAACAACTAATTGAAGATAATAAATTTTGTGAAGGAATCATAGACATCATAGATCCAAAATATTTCGATAACGAATATCTTAGGATAATTGTTGCTAGTATGAAAAACTATTATGAAAGTTATGAAACCATACCAACCTATGACACAATATTTCAATTAATAAGAGTTGAAATAAAGAGGGATATTGCTAAAGATTCGGCAATTGAAATGGTTAAGGAGGTTAAAAGTTCAGATAACAAAGATTGTTTACATACTCAGGAAGTGGCAACTAAGTTTTGTAAACAACAAGAGTTAAAGAAAGCAACGTCAAAAATACAAAACATATTAGATGCAGGAGATTTTGATAGATATGATGAGTGTGAAGAAATATTAAAAGAGGCATTATTAGTCGGTGGTGAAAAAGATAATGGAATAGATGTTTTTCACGCAATTGATGAGGTATTGAGTGATGACTTTAGAAGTCCTGTCCCTACTGGTTTATTAGGTATTGATAATTTAATGGATGGTGGGTTATCTAAAGGAGAATTAGGGGTTATTTTAGCACCCTTTGGTGTCGGAAAGACTACTTTAATAACTCGTATGGCTAACACCGCATATAATTTAGGTTATAATGTTGTACAAATATTTTTTGAGGATAATCCAAAAGTTATTCAAAGAAAACATATGACATGTTGGAGTGAAATACCTTTAAATGAATTGACTGAGAGAAGAGAAGAGGTTAAAGCGTTATTACCACATTTTAAAGAAAAAGAAGGTAACTTAATTTTGAAAAAGATGCCTAGTGATGGTACTACGATAAACCACATAAAACAATATTTACGAAAACTAACATCAAACGGTACAAAACCAGATGTAGTTTTCATAGATTATATGGATTGTGTTGTACCAACCAAACAGTTTAAGGATGAATATCAAGGTGAAGGAAATGTTATGAGACAGTTCGAAACTATGATTTCTGAATTAGATGTTGTTGGATGGACTGCAGTACAAGGTAATAGAAGTTCTATTGGTGCGGATGTAGTGAAAGCAGATATGATTGGTGGATCAATTAAAAAAGGACAAATTGGACACTTTATTATCTCAGTAGCTAAGACATTAGAACAAAAAGAAGAAGGGACTGCTACAGTGGCAATATTAAAATCTAGATTTGGTAAAGACGGTGTTATATTCGAAGATATTTTATTCGATAATGGTTCATTAAAAATAGATACTAGTATTTCTAGTGATGTTTCATTCTTAGAACACCAAAACGGTGAAGAAAAAAGAAAGTCTCAAATGGTTATAGAAGCTATGAGGAAAAAACGTGAGACTTTAGGGGAAAATTAATAATAATAATTAAATTAAGTAAGTAAAAAAATGGAGTTATCAAGCAAAATTTTATCAGATATTACAGTGTATATGAAATACTCAAAATATCTAACAGAATTAAACAGAAGAGAAACGTGGGACGAATTAGTAACACGTAATAAAGAAATGCATCAAAAAAAATACCCAAACATTGCCGATAAAATAGATGAAGCATATAAGTTTGTGTATGATAAAAAAGTGTTACCCTCAATGAGAAGTATGCAATTCGGAGGTAAACCTATAGAAATTTCCCCTAATAGAATTTATAATTGTGCATATATGCCTATTGATAATATAGATACTTTTAATGAGTGTATGTTTTTACTATTAGGTGGTACAGGTGTAGGGTACTCAGTACAAAAACATCATGTAGAAAAATTACCACCAGTAAATAAACCTTACCCTAAAAGAACTAAAAGATTCTTAATAAGTGATTCTATCGAAGGTTGGGCAGATGCTATAAAACTATTAATGAAATCTTATCTTAATGGTAAAAGTTCTAAAATTGAATTCGATTATTCAGATATTAGGGCTAAAGGCGCTAGATTAGTAACATCAGGTGGTAAAGCTCCAGGACCTCAACCATTAAAAGAATGTATTGTTAAGTTAACAGGTATTTTAGATGCTAAAGAAGATGGTGAACAACTAACAACTTTAGAGGTACATGATATTATATGTCATATTGCAGATGCAGTATTAGCAGGTGGTATTCGTAGAGCAGCGTTAATTAGTTTATTTTCTGCAGATGATAATGAGATGATTAGTTGTAAATCTGGAGACTGGTGGGAAACAAACCCCCAACGTGGTAGAGCAAACAACTCAGCATGTTTAATGAGACATAA